CATCATAACCGGGTCCGAATCCTCATCTTAAAGAGCAGACAGACCGGAATCTCCACTTATTGCCAGGCCAGAGGTTTTTGGCAGACGGCTACGAAGCAGAATCAGAACGCTGTGGTGGTTTCTCACTTAACAGAATCCACTAAATCTATATTTAATATGGTTAAAATGTACTACGACAACCTGCCACACCCCCTGGTCCAACCCGACTTAAAGGAATCCACTACTACTAGCCTTGCTTTTACCCACGGATCACGCTGGCGAATCGCTACAGCCCGAACAGCGGAGGTCGGCAGAGGCTGGACCACGAATTATTTACACGGATCTGAGGTCGCTTTCTATCCCAACGCAGATATATTGCCCGGATTACTACAGACTGTCCCGGATCAAGGCTCCGAGATATTATTAGAATCCACAGCGAATGGTGCCGGAGGTTGGTTTTACGAAGCTTGCATGCGAGCACTTAGAAAAGAAGGCGAGTGGGAACTGTGTTTCGTACCCTGGACCATCATGCCGGAATACCGCAGGGACCCAGACCACTATTTTGAACGCACTTCAGAAGAAGACACTTTAGCGGAAATGTATAACTTAGACGATGCCCAATTAAATTTTCGTAGATTAAAGATTCACGACTTGGGCGGTGAAGACTTATTTAGACAGGAATACCCGATTACCCCCCAGGAAGCTTTTTTAACTTCAGGTAGATTATTTGTAGAGCCTCAGTATATCGATGTAGCACACAAGGAATGCTATTCCCCGATTTGGCGTGGTGATATGGTTAATAAAAAACTAGATAAACACAAGGAGGGCCATTTAAAAATTTTCGAGAAACCCCTAGAGAGTCTTCGCTATTGTATTGGGGTCGATGTTGCCGAGGGCCTGGAGCACGGAGACTACAGCTGCATTCAAGTGCTGGATCATCTAGGCAATCAGGTGGCAACCTGGCACGGACACATAGACCCGTTTGATTTTGCCGAAACCATCTGCTCAGTTGCTTCTTACTACAATAAGGCCTGGGTATTAGTAGAAAGAAACAATCACGGTCTTACTACGATTAGAAAAATGCAAGACATGGGTTATCCTAATATGTATGTAGAACAAGCCGTAGACGATGCTTATGTGGATCGTTTAACCCGGAGAGCAGGTTTTTTAACAACAACCAAGACAAAGCCGTTAATAATTGATAACTTAGCTCATCTATTAAGACAAGGTGAGTCTGGAATTGTCTGTGAAGATCTGGTTGGCGAAATGCGTTCCTATGTCATGGATGCCAGGGGCATAACAAATGCACAGGAAGGATGTTATGATGATAGAATAATGGCGTACTGTATAGCATTGTTTGGATTGAACTCAATGCCCAGAACACACCGAAGAAAATTTAAAAACGAGAGAAGAGTGTTTTACACTTAGGAGAATAGATGGACTTAATATTAGTATTTATTATTGCTTTCTGCTTGGGAATTTATGCAGAAAGGAAGTATGATTATCAAATAGACACAGTAACAGAAAAGCTTAGAAATTTATTTAGATGGCGAAGGTAACAGATAAACCAATAGATCCCGAAGGCATTAGCCTGGCAGGAGAAGGAACCGATCAAGACCAAGCAACCGAAAGTCTTGGGCAAATATTAAAATCCCGTTTTGAGGATTATAAAGATTCACGCAGCGATGTAGAGGGTGAATGGGTAGAGGATCTCAGATCATTTATGGGTCAATATGATTCTGAGACTCTATCCAAAATATCTTCCAAAGGAGACCGTTCTACGGTTTATGTTGGTTTAACTCGCACCAAAGTATTAGCAGCCTTCTCAAGAATGACCGATTTATTATTTCAACCCGGTCAACACTTCTTCTCTATAGAACCAACCCCCATAGTTAAGCAACCGATATTAGAACAAGAATTAACGGAACAAGCTGCTATGGAAATTATGGAAGCGGCCAATGTAATAGACCCTATGTTGGTGGATGACTTAATTCAATCCCGACTGGAAGAACTTAAAGAAGAGCTAAATGAAGAGGCCGGGAAAAGAGTGGATGCCATGAGTGAGGTTATTAAAGACCAAGCTGGTGAAAATAATTTAGAAGGCAAAATGAAAGATGCAATTATGGAACAGGTTCTGTTTGGAACCGGGGCCATGAAAGCAGGAACCTTAAAAATTGAAAGAACCCACCGCTGGATTAAAGAAGGCGATGGCTTTGCTTTAATTTATGACGAGAGCCCGCTGCCGGAGATGGAAGCGGTTTCCATATTTGATTTATACCCAGACCCATTTGCTACCAGCATGGAAGATATGCAAGCAATTTTTAGAAGACATATTATTACCAGGCCCCAATTAAACGACATAAAAGACTACCCCGGATTTAACGCAGACCTAGTAGATGAATGCATCATGATGATGCCAGAAGGAAATCACGAAGAAGCCAGCCACGAAAAACAAAGAAGAGAGATTGCTAACATTAATGACTCCACTACCACTACAGGAAAGTTTGAAGTATTAGAATTTTGGGGATCATTAAACGGTTATGATTTAGAAGATGCTGGAGTTGAGTTTAATGAAAGTGATGATCTAACCCAAGAATATCAGGCCAATGTATGGGTGCTTGATGACAAAGTTATTAAGGCCCAAGTTAACCCCTTACCGGGTGGAATAATTCCTTATTTTATTTTCCCCTATGAAAAGAACCCACACCAATTCTGGGGCACAGGAATACCTAGAATGATGCGTGATTCTCAAGCCACCATGAATGCGGCCACCAGGATTTACCTGGACAACATTGCCTTATCATCAGGACCAATGGTGGAAGTCAATACCGACATTATGGCTAGTGGTGAAGATCCAACAGAATTATATCCCTGGAGAGTGTTTCTAAGAGAGGGGGGAGATGGCAACCAACCTATGGTTAGATTCTATCAACCACAATCAAACTCCCCGGCTTTAGTAAATGTAATAGAATTATTTAGAAGATTTGCAGACGAAACCACAGCTCTGCCTTCTTACACACACGGACAAACCCAATCTTCATTAAATAGAACCGCAACAGGTATTTCTATTTTAATGAGCAATGCGAACATAGTTTTAAAATCGGTTATCAAAAATGTAGATGATTATTTAACCAAACCCCTAATCAGGGCCCTTTATGACTGGAACATGACCTGGAGTGATAACGATGATATTAAATCAGATATGCGTGTTGTTGCTAAAGGCTCAACAGCTCTGGTTCAAAAAGAAGTTCAGTCACAGCGATTGTTGCAATTCTTATCCTTGGTGTCTAATGAATTTGACGCACCCATGATAAATAGAGAACAATTATTAAAAGACATCGCAAAAGCAATGGACATAGATCCAGACGAAGTAATTAGATCTCAGGAGGACATAGCCAATGAGCAAGCACTACAACAAGCTATCCAAGCAAGCATCCAGGGCAGTCAAGGTCCTGGCGGGCAGCCAGCCGAAGGCCTGGTTGGACCTGATGCAAGAAATGGAACGCCTACGCCAACAGGAGAGGGACCTATTGGAAACAACGGAGGACTACCGTTATAGTCAAGGGCGTTGTGATATTTTGCGGTTTATAGTATCTTTTGAATTAATTGCTGATAAAGTAATTGAATCGTTAGATAACCGAAAGGATACATCTAACATATATAATTAAATCGACACCCCAACAGGGACCGAGGACAATATGAGTGATAATAAAACTAGAGGCGAGGAAATCGCTGATAAGTTAGAAAAAGAAGCTGACGAGATGGTAAGGCAGTATAAAGCTTCTCAGAGTGGACCAGAGACAGAGGCAGAGGATGTAGCTCATCCCGAAGCTGAAGCCGAAGACACCCAGGAAGAGAATGAAGAGACTGTTGAGACTTCACCCGATGAATCTCAGGATACTGAAGAATCAAGTCAAGCGGAAGAGGTTCAAAGCGTAGAAGAAGAACCTGAACCAGCCGAAGAGGTGGAAGCCTCAGAGTCTGATGAAGAGGAAACTACGGAAGAGAGTAGCGAATTAACTCCCTCTCAATGGGAAAACAGGTACAAAAATGCTCAGGCATTAATGACCAAGTCTACCCAAGAGAGTAAAGAGTTAAAGGACTTAGTTAGTAACCTACAAGCAAAGGTTAAGGATATGGAAACAGTGCAGTCTACAACAGCAGTTGAGGCGGCAAAGAATGAGGTTAATGTAGACCTCTCAGAGATAACGAAAGATTATCCTGAGTTGGTTAAACCATTACAACAATATGTTGATGCCTCAATCAATCAAGTTGAACATAAACTTAATCAAGCTGAAGCGAAACTATCAAAAGTCCAGAAAGCGGAATCGGATGCGAAACATTTTCAAGAAATTGAAGAAACTCATCCAGATTATAAATCCGTGGCCAGCAGCGATGACTTCACAGTTTGGTTGGAACGACAAACCGGAATGTGGAGAGGAGTTGCCAGCACAGGAGAACCCGCTGATGTTGTTGCTTTACTTTCTAAGTATAAATCTGATATAGGTTTCAAAACTACGAAAAATGTTTCTAAGGCAAACTTGGCAGAAAAGGCAAAACAAGCCGTTGAACCTAATCTACCAAAAGCCCGGAAACAAAAATTAGGTAGTAAAAAGAATATCTGGACAAGGACCGAGATCAAGCGTTTGAAAAATGCTGACTTCGAGAAACACGAAAAAGCAATTGATCAAGCCTGGGC